TCCGATGTTTAATATTTATAATAAGAAACAAGTATATCTATATCTTCGTGAAGGAACTGGTCTTCCTACTAGAAAAATTACTTCTTCGCTTAAGAAAATAAAACTTCTTTATGCAAGAAAAAAAGATGTATTTATAGAAAATATAGAAACAATTGAGAGGTTGTAATGTTAGAAGAAATGACTGATGAGGATCTTTCTGAAAGATATGTAGAAAGGCTTTCTGTATTAACAGAAATAACAAAAGTTTTAGAATACACAGCAAAAAATATATTAAGAATACAAAATGAAATTACTAAATTACAAGAAGAATTAGTAATTAGAGGCTTTACAATTAAAGAGATTGATGAAGATGCCAAACCAAGCGAATAGTATAGCTCATGTGCTTCACCCAGGTCAACGTTATATAAAAGAAACCTTCCAAAGTGCGAAAGGAACACATAAAGCCTTTGAAAGTTTCTATCTATATCGTGCAATTGTTACAAGAGTTATAGTCACTATAGATAATAGGCAAACAGGAAGTTTATTTCCCCCTGGGACTCTAGAAGGCAAAATTATGGGTGAAATTGTAACACCGTCAACTGATCAACATGAAAATAGTTCTAAATTATTACCTTTTAATGATCTTCATAATATTTCAATTCCAGAAGTCGGTGAAGAAGTTTGGGTAATAAGAGAATCTGATAAAAAAAGTGCAATACCATATTGGATTTCCAGAGTTAATGATTCAAATTTTGTTAGTAGAGTTTTAGCAAGAGAATCATTCAAAGATCAGTCGCCAGTTGATAGATATGGTTTTAATTTCGTTGTAGAAGATATAGATGAAAAATTTACTCATAATGATAGATCATATTCAGTACCTTTTTTACCAGGCGATGTAATACAGCAAGGCAGAAGTGATTCTTATATAAGACATTCACATAATACTAATAATAAAGATGAAGGTGTCTTAGAACTTGGTATAAAAGAAAGACGAAAATATGGTAAGCCTGTTGGATCATCTATAGGTTTAACAAAAACAAAAACATTACATAGAACAATTAATGGTGCTGGTGTTATATTTAATCTAACAAATAGTGGGGGTGAGCCAGGTGTTGTCGAACAACAAGTTTTAGGAAATACATTTAATAATACTTTAAGTGCTGTTACAGATCTCATTATTGGAATGGCAAAAAATATAGAAACACTTTCAAATGAAATAGAAGATTTAAAAAATAATTCAAATACAAATGTCGCGACGATAAAGAAGCCAAATGTTGCTGCCAATGTTGCTACTACTTTATTTGGGGGTGGTTCCGGCAGGGCAGGAACATCAACAAGCTCTTCGGCTCTCGGCCGAATTGTTCCAGGCGTTGGAGCAATTGGTAACATACAAGGTGCCAGTATTATTGGAGTTTTAGGTGTAAGTTTTAGAAGCGGAGCTAAAATAGAATCAGCATGGCATCCAGCAATTCTTCAAATTGTATATGCTGCTGGTGCAAAACCTGGGGATAAAATTTCTAAAGATAGAATTAAGAAAATTAATATGGAATTATTTGGTAATGAAAAAGCCCCAAGAACAAAGGATGGATTTTCTTTCAAAAATCTGAAAGGTCGCGACGAAGATATCGACAGAGGTAGGTCAATAGAGGCATCTTTACGTGAATCAAAAAGAATAGCGTTAAGGTTTGGTGTAGAATTTACACTTGCAATAGATATGCCTAACTCTGTCCCTGATAAGGCAAATAATGATACATCAGCAACCGTCGCGGTGATGGATGTAAAAAATATTAATACGATAGTAGAAGAATTATTATCTTTAAGAGAAACATTTGAAAATCATTTAAGTCAAGGGCAATTTATAAATTAGAGAAAGTTAGATGGTAATATACTGTACGGTTAATTTGAAGAACGGAAAGAAATACGTAGGGTTAGATACACATAATGATCCTAAGTATCTTGGTTCTGGTGTATTACTAAAAAGAGCCGTAAAGAAATACGGACCAGAAAACTTCAATAAGGTTATATTGGACATAGCTAAGGATTACAATGAATTGGTAATTAAAGAGGACTATTGGATAACCAAGTTTAATGCTTTAAAGAGGGATGACTTTTATAATCTCTTTAATTATGGGTTCAATGGAAATGGAAGTAATTCTGAAATGAGAGAGAAGGCCGCTAAAAATAGAATAGGTCTTAAAAGAAGTAAAGAAACAAAGAAGTTAATGTCCGAATCTGCCAAGGCAACATGGGAAAATGGTAGAGAACAAAAGAAAGCATATAAATGGGAAGTAACATTTCCAGATAATACTACCAAGGTGATAATTAATATGGCTAAATTTTGTGAAGATAATAATTTAAATAAGAGTCATATGAATAGTGTCGCTAATGGTAATAGAAGTCATCATAAAGGATATATTTGTAGGAGAGCTTCATAATGGCCGGCATTAACTTCCAGTTTCCATTAAGATCGGAAAATGCTGGTTTCTTTGCGCAAAATGATACAACGGTGGCAGCAATAAGAGAGGATATAAAAATATTGCTGTTAACCTCGAAAGGTGAGAGAATAATTCATTCTGATCTTGGTACAAATATATCAACATTTTCAGGTGAATTATTTGAACAAATAAATCCAACTGAAATACAGATGCGTCTAGAATCTGAAATTAGATCTACTTTAGAACAATGGATGCCTCATATAAGATTAACAAATTTAGAAGTAATTTTAGAAGGTGAAGAAGATGATACTATTGGCATAGAAAGAAATGATGTATTAATAAAAATGAATTATGTTATAGTTGATGCAGATAATTTTAATGATTCTGTGCAGTTTAGAGTTGGGCCTGTCCAGTAGCCTGGATCGACCATGGAACGAGAGAGAATAAATGGCTAGAGAGAGATTAAAAGAAGTACGTAATGTAAACTATTTGTCAAAAGATTTTGATGCTATTAAGCAAGATCTTATTACATTTACAAAACAAAATTTTCCAAATGATTTTCAAGACTTTAATGAAGCGTCAGGCGGTATGGCAATTTTGGAACTTGTTGCATATTTGGGTGATCTATTTTCATTTTATGTTGATAAGCAAGTAAATGAAACATTTATTCATAGGGCTTTGGAAGAGAAAAATTTAGTAGGTCTTTCAAAGACTCTTGGCAGAAAACCTAAATTAACTACACCTGCTGTTGTTGATTTAAATTTGAGTGCTGTTATGCAGGCAACAACAAGCGCTAATTCTTTATTCACAGTAAAGAAGGGAACAAGAGTTCAAACAACATTAATGCCTTCGCAAACATTCGAGATATTAGAGGATGTGAATTTTTCATTAAGCGCAAATAGAACTATAAGTGATCAAGTAGGAGGTTTAATTACAGCATCAATATCATCCATATCGGCAGTTGCTGGTGAATCAAGAACATTTACATATACTGCTGGAAATGCAACTCCATTTCTTAAATTATCTTTGCCAAATAAAGATATAACTGAAATAACTTCTGTTTCTTCTAATGATGGTTTTGAGTGGAATGAAGTTGATCATTTAAGCCAAGATACAATTTTTATTGGCGAAGATAATACTACATCAGCTTCTGGCGATACACCGTTTGTTCTTAAAGCTAAAAGAGTACCAAGAAGATTTACTACTGAAGCGGAAATAGATGGTGGATTAAGTATAAGATTTGGTTCTGGTGTAGAGAAAAATTTAGAAGATAGCGAAATAATTCCTAATCCATCTGATTTTGTGTTACCCCCTACACTTAGAGGTTCTGCGTCTGGATTTACTGCACCAACTATAAATTCAGCACAATTTCTTAAAACTAGAACTTTAGGTTTGGCACCAATTAATGTTGGTATTGATATTACTTATAGGCATGGTGGTGGTCTTAGAACCAATGTTGGTTCATCTACTTTACAAGCCCTAAGAAATGTTAATATTACATATAACACGCCAAGTTTTTTAAGTGTCTCAGGTGGTGTAGCAGAAAATATTGAAAGAAGTTTAAAGATTAATAACCCTTTCCCTGCATCTGGCGGATCAGACAGAGAAAATGTTACAGAAGTAAGAGAAAATGCTGCAGGGTTCCATGCGGCACAACAGAGAGCAGTAACACTTCTTGACTATCAAATGCTTTCTTTAAGTATGCCATCAAAATTTGGTACAGTATTTAGATCATATGCTAGAGCTGATAAATCAAATAATCTTGGTGTAGAATTATTGACAATTTCACAAAATACAGATGGCCAATTGGTAAAAGCTGGTAATGTTCTAAAAAATAATATAGAAAATTATATAGGTAGATTCAAATCGTTTAGTGATTCAGTAAAAATTAGTGATGCAAATATTATAAACATAGGTGTAGATTTCACTATATTGCCAGAACCTAATATAAATGCTAATGAGGCATTATTAGCATCATTTTTCTTATTGAAAAAATTATTTGATATAAGTCAAACTAATTTTAATGATTTTATAATTTTACCAGAAATATCTGCAAAATTGCAAGCTTTAAATATTATAAGATCTGTTCCTGCATTCAAAATAACAAATATAACAGGATCAAAAGATGGAAAATCATATTCTAATACAGAATTTAATGTTGATGCAAATACAAGTAAAGGAATTGTTCAGTTTCCTGAAAATTCAGTTTGGGAATTAAAATTTAAAGATCTTGATATTATTGGTAGAACTGTATAACAAGGCAGACAATTATAAAATGGTGAGAAAATAGATGAGTGTAAAAAGAGCATTTGCATTACAAGATACATATATAGATGAACGAAGTTTAACAGCAAATCTTGGATTAT